CTGGAGCCACTGTGCTACTGCCTGGGGCGCCAAATAACTTTCTGGCTCCTTGTACAAGTCCTACCCCCGACTTAACAAGACCGCCCAGGTTGCCGCCGATGCTGGTACCGAAATTATCAGCACCTTCTAAAAATTTATTAATACCCTGTGTCATGTTTGGCTATCTCCGTTACATATATTTATTGACTTTATTATCTACTGAGTTTATTATAGCATAGAGGAGTTCCACAATAAAAATGAAAAAAGTTAACTACTTAAACAACAAAGATTTATTGGCAGAAATACACAAAAGTAAAAATTCGTATTCAAGTTTTACTAAACAAGAATACCATCAATACGATTTAATCTTGCCAAGTATTGAAAAAATCAACATACGCACAGTGGCAGAAGCCAAACGTGTTCGAGCAAAGCGTTTGTCCCAGCAGGCCTTTGAAGCAGCCAAGGCTGTTGACCCAAAGGTCAAACTTGCAGAGTTCGAAGTCGATTATAAAAAGATCGAGAAAACAGATGTAGTTTTTAGGATCATGACCTACGAGCATATTCCTGACGAACCAGGAAGAAAAAAGAGTGTTAAAAGTGCGGCAGATGCCAAGGCAAAGGTAAACTTTCCGGCATTCCAACATTGGAAGTTTGACGAAAACGATAACTTAGAATGTGTAGGTAAAAGTCACTGGACAGGTGGTGTAAAAACTGGTAAGTTCAGCAAAGAGCACGGACAGATCACCAACACCTTGGCCCGTATGTATATTAAACTTTGTGAACGTTACGCTACTCGAGGCAACGTCCGCGGATATACTTACAATGAAGAAATGAAAGGTCAGGCAATTCTTCAACTTACACAAATTGGATTACAATTCGATGAGTCAAAAAGTGATAACCCGTTTGCATATTTTACCGCCGCAGTTACTAACTCGTTCGTGCGTGTCATCAATATTGAAAAGAAAATGCAAAACATCCGAGACGACATCCTTGAAATGAACGGCATGAACCCTAGTAATACTAGAATGGTTAACCACGAATATTCAAATGCTATGAAACGAGAAGTCGATGCTTCAGTCGAAACACCCGCTGAGGATTGACATTACTTTAAATTTTTGCTACACTACTAGGACTTATGTTTAAAAAAATTGCTGCCTTTACAGATATCCATTTTGGGTTAAAATCAAATAGTTCCACACATAATCAAGACTGCGAAGATTTTGTAGACTGGTTCATTGCTGAAGCAAAGAAAGATGGCTGTGACACTGGCATCTTCCTAGGCGATTGGCATCATAATCGTAACAGTCTCAACATGCTAACTATGGTTTCCAGTGTTAAAGCATTGGAAAAACTAGGCAAAGCCTTTGATCAGTTCTATTTCTTTCCAGGTAATCACGACTTGTATTACAAAGACAAGCGTGATGTACATTCGGTAGACTGGGGACGTCACATTCCCGGAGTTACCATTGTAAATGAGATTACCACCATAGGAGATACAACTATGGTGCCTTGGTTAATAGGCGAAGAATGGAAAAAGATGGAGAAGTTAAAGAGTCGATATGTTTTTGGACACTTTGAACTTCCATTGTTTATGATGAACGCCATGGTACAGATGCCAGATCACGGCGAACTACAGGCCAGTAACTTTAAAAATCCCGAGTATGTATTCAGCGGACACTTTCACAAACGTCAAGCCAAGCAGAACATTGTTTACATTGGTAATGCATTTCCACATAACTATGCAGATGCATGGGACGATGACCGTGGTATGATGATTTTAGAACACGGTGGAAAGCCGCAGTATAAAGTTTGGCCCGATGCACCTAAGTTTAAAACTGTCAAACTGAGTCAACTAATCGACGAAGGCGATGACCTTATCAAAAGCAAAACTTATCTAAGAGTAGGCATCGACATTGACATCAGTTACGAAGAAGCCAGTTACATCAAAGAAACATTTTTAGCAAACGGCGATCTGCGTGAACTTACACTTATTCCTGAAAAGAAGGAAGTGGAAATCAACAACGACATCGATGTTGAACATTTTGAAAGTGTGGATCAAATTGTCAGCAATCAAATCGCCAACATTCAAAGCGACAACTACGATTCCAAAGTGTTGCTTGCAATCTATAATAACCTATAACAGATGATAAAATTAAAAGATTTAACTGTAAAAAACTTCATGAGTGTGGGAAATGCCACACAAGCGGTTAATTTCTGCACAGAGCAGTTGACGTTAGTGCTGGGTGAGAATCTAGACCAGGGCGGAGATGACAGCGGAAGTCGTAACGGCACTGGCAAGACCACTATTGTCAATGCGCTGAGTTATGCATTGTTTGGCCAAGCACTTACAAACATTAAAAAAGACAATTTGATCAATAAGATCAACGGTAAAAACATGTTGGTCACTGTTGAATTTGAAAAAGATGGAAAACTTTATCGCATCGAACGTGGACGTAAGCCAAATGTGCTTAAATTCTATATCGACGATCAAGTAATTGACGATCAAGATGTCGACGATGAAGGACAGGGCGATAGTAGAGAAACACAAAAAGACATCGACGAACTGTTTGGTATGAGTCACGACATGTTCAAACACATTGTTGCCTTAAACACCTATACTGAACCGTTTCTTTCAATGAAGGCCAATGACCAACGTGCCATCATTGAACAACTACTAGGCATTACTCTGCTCAGTGAAAAAGCAGAAATGCTCAAGGAACAGATTAGAATCAGCAAAGACGACATTCTACAAGAAAGTGCTAAAATCGATGCTGTAAAGAAAAGCAATGATAGAATTCAGGAAAGTATCAACAGTTTAAAGTTGAAGCAAAGTGCATGGCAGAAAAATAAAGAAACAGATATTACAAAAATTCAAAAAGCCATCGACGAACTTGCTGGTGTAGACATTGAGCATGAAATTAATCAACATGCTCTTTTAAAAACTTATGACGACCACGCGGCTAAAATTAAAAGTCTTAACAAAGAACGTGCTACTTTAGAAACTGCGCTGATGCAGGCAGATAAGACTGTTAAAAAATATGAAAAAGAAATTACAAAATTAGCAGATAACAAATGCCCTGCCTGTGAGCAAGACCTGCACGACCACAAGCATGAAGAAATGATTAAGTCTGCTGAAAAGAATTTACTTGAAGCAGATATATACATGTCCGATGTTGCTGGAAAATTAGAAGTTGTAATAAAAGAACTGGATGGTATTGGAGATATCAACGGGCGCCCTGTGTCTTTCTATGACACATTGGACGAAGCATACAACCATCGCAGTAATTTAGAAAATCTAGGTACTCAGTTAGAAAATAAACGCAATGAACTTGATACCTATCAAGAACAAATAGAAGATTTAGAGAATACTGCACTGCAAGATGTTTCGTGGGACTCCGTTAATAGTTTAACTTTGATGAAAGACCATCAAGAATTTTTATTAAAACTGTTGACTAACAAAGATTCGTTTATTCGTAAGAAAATCATTGATCAGAATCTTGCTTATCTTAACAACAGATTAACCTACTATCTTGACAAGGTCGGTCTTCCGCACAGCGTAGTATTCCAAAACGACTTGAGTGTTGAAATTACACAGTTGGGTCAGGATCTAGACTTTGATAATTTGAGTCGTGGTGAACGTAATAGACTAATACTTGGATTGTCATGGAGTTTCCGTGATGTATGGGAAAGTTTATATCAAAATATTAACTTGTTATTCATTGACGAACTTATCGACAGTGGAATGGATGCTGCCGGTGTTGAAGGCAGTCTAGGTATATTGAAAAAGATGGGTCGTGAACGACATAAAAACATTTACTTGATCAGTCACAGAGATGAATTGATTGGTAGAGTAAACAATGTATTAAGAGTTATTAAAGAAAACGGTTTTACTAGTTATAGCAACGACATAGAAATTCATGAGTGACGAAATAGAAGATAGTTTGCATGACAAAATTGTCAAGGCATTTATTAGATACTGTACAGCCAACGAGAAATTTGAAAACTTTGGATATATTCAAAGTGCCAGAGATGCTCGTGCGGCTCTCAACGACATTTCACCACTAATTAAACACAGGCGCAGAGAAATACAAGAAACAAGAATTAAAATGCACGGGAATCCTATGTTGGGTATTGAGCCCACAGAACCCAGCGAACGCAGGCAACGAAAAATAGACAGGCAACGCCAAAAAGAACAGGCTAAGGACGACACAAACACTAATTAACATTGTGCTGTGGACGTATCAAAATCAACCTGTAGAAGAGATTCCAGAAGGCTATATTGGCTTTGTGTATCTTATTACGAATCTACAAACCGGACAAAAATACATAGGCAAAAAACTAGCACAGTTTAAACGCACCAAACCACCACTCAAAGGCAAAAAACTTAAAAGAAGAAGTGTAGTAGAAAGCGATTGGCGCGACTATTACGGTTCGTCTGATAGGCTCAATGCAGATGTCCAAGCACTAGGTCCGGAAAATTTCACAAGAGAAATACTTTACTATTGCATGTCCAAGGCAGAAATGTCATATCTAGAGGCAAGAGAACAGTTTGAACGTAGAGTTTTAGAAACAGATGACTACTATAATGGTATTATAAACGTTAGAGTCGGCGGTTCAAACATACTTAGGCAACGTCTTTTAGAACAATCTAAGGCAAAATAACGCGGGTTTTGGCTTGCACTGGCTTATATCAAGTGCCTAAGAACAACTGGACCTCGGGTCTCAGGGACGGAAATCTGTGCCGCAACAGTACTCAGCAACTATCCTTAACAGGACGATGATCGGATATGCCTATAGAACCGGTTTTGCTGTTTAAGATAATTTTTAAAAGGCTAAAAGAGGGTGAAGAACCCACGGCTATGCGTATGTTAGCGTATGTGTATAGACCCGCCGTCATGATAAGACAGCACGATTAGGTACCGGATGACCGCCTAAGCAAGTAGAAATACTATAGTGCCAACGCTAAGTGAACTGCTCAACTCAGATAATGTTCAAAATAACTTTGCCCGCCAGGGCGAAGTGTGACTACACAATCTAGATAATATTTAATGTGCTTCGCACTTAATAAATTCCTATAATTAATAAAAGAAGTCGAATAGTTCGAGCGCAAGCGAAGAACAGATGAACGTAGTTCATCTATATTGATACTAAATATTGTATCTTAAGGATAGAAGTGAATGAAAGCGATAGAAATTCTTTCTGAAAATAAACAGATTGCTGAAGGGCCTGCTGGTATGCTAGGACAAGCCGCGAAGCGTATTGGTGCAGCCGCATTAAGTGCCGCTGGATTAAAGACATGGGCTGGGCAATTAGACAGTAAAGCAGATGTTGGACAATTTGCTAATCGTTATTATAAAGAATATCAAAGATATTTGAGAACTGCTGGTCGTCCTGAAGCCGAAGCAACACTCGGTGATCTCAAAGACTTTATGTTGAAGAACGGCATTCCTACACAAAATGTACCGCCTAACCTCACTGGCAGTGCTGACAAAGATTCAGTGTTTGCTATTCTTAATAAAACTGCACAAGAATATATTAAAGGTTCTGGTGGTGCTGGAGGCGCTGTAGATGCTACAGCAGGTGCTGGTGGTAATACTGCGACACAGACTGCACCACAGTCAACTCAGCCTAATCAAGCACAACAGTCAACTCCTAGCGCACAAGCACCTAATACACAAACACCTACAAATCCGTCAAATCAGCCATTTAGTATTCCGGCATTGTTGCAAGTTATTCCACAGATGAATAAGAAAGATCTTAAGAAGATTGTTTCGGCTGCGCAAACAGCATTGCAAAATCCTGCCGCGGCTTCTAAAACTGCCGCAACAACTACTGCACCTGTTAATACCAGCAATATGACTCCTGCACAAATTCGTGCAACTAAACAAGCACAGGCTGCAAATGCGGCACAGGCACAAATGAAAGCCAATCCTGCGCCATCAACACCTGTTGCACAAACACCTGCACAGATAAGGGCTGAAAAACAGAAAGCGGCAGCGGCTAATGCACAGAATCAAATGGCTAATCCAAAACCAGCGGCTGCACCTGCTCCTCAATCCAGCGTTAAAGTTTCTGCGCCGCGACGAGGCCGTAGACGAGTAGCAGTGGCCGTTTAAAAGAACGGCATCTGTGTTTTTTTAGTAGTTTCTAAATTGTCTTTAATGATGTCTGAGATGATGACTCTGTCATCATATGTCAAGGCAAACCCTTCATCAATGGTCACACTACCGCGCATGTACCAACACAGCCTG